AACCGTCCACATCTCCAGTCACAGATCACCTAAATGATTGAAGCTGTACTTGATGTTGTAGGGAACACAGAGCCTGACGTTTTGTTGGGCAATGTGCAGCGATCCGTAAAAAGGTCGCTGCCTTGGTTTGATTTTGACGAGTCACGCCAAGGCAGCGTCTGTCTTGTTGGTGGTGGGCCAAGTCTGGTTGACACGATTGACCAGTTGAAAGCCCGTCATCAAAACGGCGCAAAAGTATGGGCAATGAACGGTTCTTACGATCATTTGCAAAGCCAAGGCATCATCCCTGACGTAATGGTAATGCTAGACGCTCGACCAGAGAACGTGAGATTTGTTCAGAATCCACAGCAATCGACTACGTTTTACATCACTAGCCAATGCGACGATGCAGTATTTGATGCGTTGGAAGGTTACAAAGTGGTGCTAGTTCACGCCAATACGCCTGGCGTTTATGAGTTGCTTGAGCATGAAAAGGCTCGACCAGTTCACCTGATGGGCGGGTTTACAACTGTTGGCATCTTGTCGTTGATATTGGCTAAGTTGCAAGGGTTTCAGCGTATCTTTATGTTTGGCATGGATTCAAGCTACCGAAATGGCGAACACCATGCTTATAAACAAGAAAGTAATGACGCAGAGCGTGTAATTGACGCTATGATTAACGATGTGACGTATAAGTGTGCGCCGTGGATGGCACAACAGGTTACAGATTTTCAGAATGTCGTAGCAGGCTTTGGTGATGTTACGATTGAAGTATGTGGCGATGGACTTTTGCACGAAATGGCAAAAGCGATGAGTAACTAAACTTTAAGGATTATCATGGCATTTCCATCTAGAATTATGGGCGCAGGCAATTCATCGTTAACTGCACAAGTAATCTGTGGCGAAGGCGCTGTCGGCCTAGTCGCTACTGGCACAACCGCAGCAGACGCTTTGCAGCTAAACGTGTCAAACAACACGATCACGACTTCAGCAGCATCGACTGGCGTTAAGTTGCCACCTTGCGAAGTTGGTGCAGAAATGATTATTCGTAATGATTCGGGTCAGACAATTACCGTCTATCCTTTTGCAACAACGACTACAATGAACGCAGCTGCGTCAAGTGTTACGCTTGCAACGGCTAAAACAATGTTGGTAAAAGCAACTTCCGCAACTACATGGGTAACATTAACAGGGGCTTAAATTGGGCTTAGACAGCGACATTCACAGCGCAGACAACCATTTGCACGTTGAATTTTACGTTTACGACAAAGAACCGTATAAAGAAAAGCCGTTTGTTAGAATTACAGTACCAGGCGATAAGACGAACATTGTTGACCAACCCGTTCGGGAAGATCACAAAAGACGTTTTCCACGCCAATGGTTGCACTTTCAGATGCAAAACAACAACGCTGAAGTTATTGGCGTTCCGTTGGAACAATGGGTAAAAGACGATCCTGAAAACTTTAACGATATGCAGATGGCAGAATTGCAAATCTTTAAGTTCCAGACCGTTGAGCAAGTTGCTACCGCTACCGATAACCAATTGCAGCGTATTGGCATGGGTGCGATGGGCTTGCGAGAGTTGGCAAGGCGTTATTTGCAAGTTAAAAACCAATCTTCTAGTCAAACTGAGATTGAACACACCAAGCAGGAACTTGCTCAAGTCAAAGAGCAAATGGCGGCTTTGATGGCTCAGTTGTCGGAAAAGAAGGTTGGGAGGCCAAAAAAAGAGGAATAAATGTCATCAACGATGCTACAGCTAGTCACCCAAGTTACCAATGAATTGGGTGTATCAACGCCAACTACTGTGGCATCGAATACGAACCAAGATGTAATTCAAATCTTGGCGTTGATGAACGCAGCTGGCTACGAGTTCTTGCGAAAGCATGACTGGCGAGAATTAACTAAACAGCACACATTTACCACAGTCTTTAGCGTAACGACTGGCGATGTGGTTGAAGATACATACACAATTACCGGCATCCCATCGACAGCTGGGCTTGATACAACGTATCAGGTTGTGGGCAACGGCATTTCAAATGCTGCCTATATTGAATCTGTTGACTCAGCTACGCAAGTAACAATCAACTTACCCGCTACAGGGACGTATTTAGGCACTTCAATCACTTTTGAAAAGGTGCAGTACCCTTTACCCTCAGATTACGAATCAACCGTTCCTCGTACTCATTGGGATCTCAGCAAGCATTGGGAGATGCTAGGCCCAGAAAGTCCACAGCAATGGGAATGGTTGCTCTCAGGCTTTATCGCTACTGGCCCACGCATCCGATGGCGCTTGTTGGGTAAATACTTTCAAATTTGGCCTGGCGTTTCCACTAACGAGCTTTTAGGCTATGAGTATCGCTCGAAAGGTTGGGCATTATCGTCAACGAATGTTGTAAAAGATTCGTTTACTGCCGATACAGACACCTGTATTTACCCAGATCGACTGATGGTATTGGCTACCAAGCTCAAGTATTTCGAGGCCAAAGGCTTTGATACCACGGCGATGTATCGCAACTATATCGAGGAGTTTGAGATTGTTCGGGCGCAGGATACGTCAGCGGCTAACTTGTCGTTTGCACCACGCCCAGGCACAGTCTTGATCGGCTACGACAATTTGCCGGACACGGGCTACGGGACAAACTAATGGCAAGCCGACTTGTTCAAGGTACGGCGGCACGGGTTCAGTCGTTGCCAGCGCCTATCGGTGGTTGGAACGTGCGGGACTCCATTGCAAACATGGATACGCTCGATGCCGTTCAATTAACTAATTTGTTCCCCACAGTCAACAATGTGGTGTTGCGTGGTGGATACACTAAATACTCCACCGGCATCACGGGTCAAGTTGAAACTCTGATGGGTTATTCAAGCGGTGCAACTGACGAATTGTTTGCAATTGCAGGAACGTCGATTTATAACTGTACTGCCGGCGGTGCAGTTGGCGCAGCGGTAAAGACGGGTTTAAGTAATGCAAGATGGGAATACACCAACGTCACAACGCCCGCCGGTGGTTACTTGTATTTGGTCAATGGCGTAGATGCGCCGTTACTGTATAACGGGTCAACTTGGACAAATCCAACCATTACTGGCGTAACGGCAAGCAGTTTAAGTAACATTGCCATTTTTAAAAACCAAGTTTGGTTTACTCAAAATAATTCTCTTAAAGCATGGTATTTGCCGACTTTGAGCATTGCAGGCGCAGCTGCCGCAATTGACATGAGTTCGGTTGCCCAACTTGGTGGATTCTTGGTTGCCGTAGGAACATGGACAATTGATGCAGGCTACGGCGTAGACGATAACTTGGTGTTTATAACGTCCAATGGCGAGGTTATTGTTTGGGCGGGTACTGATCCCTCAAATGCAGACAAATGGGCGCTAGTGGGCGTTTGGCGGGTCGGAAAGCCCGTTGGCAAGCGATGTCTGTTAAAGTACGGCGGCGATATGTTAATGCTGACTTACAACGGTCTATATCCACTTGCCGCAAGCCTGCAATCATCCAGACTTGATCCCCGTGTTGCGCTGTCTGACAAGATTCAAGGTGCATTTACTGCCGCAACGCAACAATATGGCGGTAATTTTGGGTGGGACATTATGTTCGATCCACAACACAACGCTTTAACGGTTAATGTGCCGGTTGCTGAAGGTCAACAACAGCAATATGTGATGAATAACATCACTAAAGCCTGGTGCAACTTTACAGGCCAGTACGCTAATTGTTGGGCAATCTTTGACAACGAGCCGTATTGGGGCGGTAATGGATTTGTTGCCCATGCGTGGGATGACAACTTTGCTGATGACACAAGCGACATAAACGGCTATGCGTTGCAAGCGTTTAATTACTTTGATGCCCGTGGGTACAAAAAGTATTTCACAAGAGCCAGACCGTCGATCTTCACAAACGGCGTACCGTCAATTTTCATTGGTTTAAATATGGATTTTGATTTGGCAGACACAACTGCGGCGTTAAGTTTTAGCCCACAGGTATCTGCTAAATGGGATAGCGCATTATGGGATGTTGGCTATTGGGCAACAGACACGGTAATCACAAACAATTGGCAAGGCGTGACTGGCATTGGTTATTGCGCTGCAACACAATTTAAATCTGCCTCTCAAGGAACGACAATTCTATGGGCATCGACGGACATTGTTTACCAACAGGGTTGGGCTGGCGTATAACCCAAGGCGCTGAAATAGGTCATTGGGTAGCAGAGCGAGTACAAGGTAAATATTTTGCAGACGGGTCGCAGGCCATTGGATTAGAGCGTGACGGTCAGATTATTGCAGGCGTGATTTACGAGAATTGGAATCAAGCCTCAATTGTGTGCCACATAGCAATTGAAGGACGTATAACAAAAGGGTATTTGAGAGCGATATTTAGTTATCCTTTTGAGTTTTGTAAGGTAAAAAAGATTATTGTGCCGGTGAGCAGTACCCATGCAAAAAGCCTAAAATTAGTTACTAAGATGGGTTTTAGCGAAGAAGCAAG